GAACTGAAAACCCTGACGGAGATGCAGAAGCAGGAACTGCTGCGTAACGCGGCCCTGATTGACCAGCAAAAAATCCGGGAACAGTTGCGATCCCGGGAAGAGACCCTGAAGAATGATAATGTGGCTGCGCGTGCATCAAATGAAGCCGAACTGCTGGGATACGGGCAGGGAGAACGAGCCAGAGAACGCATGCGGGAGTTGCAGCAGATCCGCGACAGCTTCCGCCAGAAGGATGCGGACCTTCAGTCTCAGTATCAGACCGGGGATATCAGTGAGGATTTTTACAGACAGGCGCTGGCACAGAACGCGCAGTATCTGAGCGAACGCCTTAAGGACCAGGCAGTCTTTTATGCCGAATCGGATGTGCAGCGTGCGGACTGGCAGAAAGGGCTGCAGGAGGGATTCAGTAACTGGGTGGATAATGCGTCCGATTACGCCTCACAGGCAGCACAGCTGGCGACGGAGGGTATCTCAGGGATGGTGAATAACATCACGGAGATGCTGAACGGAAATAAAGTGGAATGGCGCAGCTGGGCCTCATCAGTGCTGCAGGAAATATCAAAAGTTCTTATGAATGCCGCGATTGTCAACGGAATTAAGACGGCGGCAAACGGTATGTCCGGTGCGGGAGGATTTCTCGGCAGCATTGGTGACTGGCTGGGCGGAGCGGTGGCCAATGCAAAAGGCGGCGTGTATACCTCGGCAAACCTGAGCGCGTACAGCAACAGCATTGTGGACACGCCCACGTACTTTGCGTTTGCAAAAGGGGCCGGGCTGATGGGGGAAGCCGGACCTGAAGCTATTATGCCCCTGACCCGGGCGGCGGATGGCTCGCTGGGCGTACGCGCCGTGGGCAGTATGAACGGCAGTGCTGGTCTGGTGTATTCCCCGGTCTACCACATTGCCATTCAGAATGACGGGGCTAACGGACAGATAGGGCCGGAGGCGGCAGGCAGTCTGTGCAGCTGATTGACCAGCGGGTGCAGGCGGTGATGCTGTCCATGCGACGTGACGGAGGAATGCTGAGTGGCTGAGATAAAAAACGCTAGCATCTGGTCCCGCGTGAAGGGATGCAGGTGAGTGAGAAGCCGTCGGTGGTGAGGTGCGGTTTGGTGACGGTTATGAACAGCGCGCCCACAGGGCTGAATCCTCAACTGAAGACGTTTCAGGCGGTGTTCCGGGTGACGGATGAGTCAACCCGGCGCTGGCTGGATGAATTTTTATCCTGGCATGGTGGTTACCGTGCCTTTTTGTGGCGACCGCCGAAACATAACCGGACGGTGAGGGTTGTGTGCCGTGAGTGGAGTGTCACGGATAATGCCCGGTACAGTGATTTCAGTTGCACGATAGAGCAGGTGGTGAACTGATGCAGAATATTCATGAAGAAAGCCTGAACGAGTCGGTTAAGTCAGAGCAGTCACCGCGGGTGGTGCTCTGGGAAATCGACCTGACGGTGCAGGGCGGTGAGCGGTATTTTTTCTGTAATGAGCTGAATGAAAAAGGGGAGGCGGTCACCTGGCAGGGGCGGCAATATCAGGTATACCCGATTGACGGCAGTGGCTTTGAGATGAACGGGAAGGGCAGCAGTGCCCGCCCGTCGCTGACGGTGTCCAATCTGTTCGGTCTTGTCACCGGGATGGCGGAGGATTTGCAGAGCCTGGTGGGTGCCACGGTGGTCCGCCGCCGGGTGTATGCCCGTTTTCTGGATGCGGTGAATTTTGTGGCGGGCAATCCGGAAGCGGACCCGGAGCAGGAGCTGAGAGACCGCTGGGTGGTGGAGCAGATGTCAGAGCTGACGGCCATGACAGCCTCGTTTGTGCTGGCAACACCGACCGAGACGGACGGGGCGCTGTTTCCCGGTCGCATCATGCTGGCGAACACCTGTATGTGGGATTACCGGGGAGATGAATGCGGGTATAACGGTCCTGCGGTGGCGGATGAGTTCGACAACCCCACCCCGGATATCCGTAAGGACAGATGCAGCAAGTGCATGCGCGGGTGTGAACTGCGCAGGAATGTCGGCAATTTTGGCGGTTTCCTTTCCATTAATAAACTTTCGCAGTAAATCCCGGTTTATGACACAGACTGAATCAGCGATTCTGGCGCATGCCCGGCGGTGTGCGCCTGCGGAGTCGTGCGGCTTCGTGATAAGCACGCCGGAGGGGGAGTGGTATATCCCTTGTGTGAATATTTCCGCAGAGCCGGAGGCGTATTTTCGTATTGCACCGGAAGACTGGCTGCGGGCAGAGATGCAGGGGGAGATTGTGGCACTGGTCCACAGCCACCCCGGTGGCCTGCCCTGGCTGAGCGAGGCGGACCGGCGGCTGCAGATAAAGAGTGCCCTGCCCTGGTGGCTGGTCTGCCGGGGGGAAATTCACAAATTCCGCTGTGTGCCGCACCTGACCGGGCGTCGTTTTGAGCACGGGGTGACGGACTGTTACACCCTGTTCCGGGATGCATACCATCTGGCGGGAATAACATGCCGGATTTTGAGCGTGAGGATGACTGGTGGCGCAACGGTCAGAACCTGTACCTGGACAATATGGAGGCGTACTGGTTTTTACTAGGATTTCCCTGCCTTCCGCACAGCCTGGCGATATCCTGCTGTGCTGCTTTGGCGCATCGGTGGCCAATCATGCCGCCATATACTGCGGCAACGGTGAACTGCTTCACCATCTGCCTGAACAACTGAGTAAACGGGAGAGGTATTCCGAAAAATGGCAACGACGAACGCATTCAGCCTGGCGTCACCGCCACTGGCACGTATCTGCCTTCACGGGGATTTACAACGATTTGGCCGCCGCCTCAGCCTGTATGTGAACACGGCAGCGGAAGCCATCCGGGCGCTGTCGTTACAGGTGCCGGGCTTTCGCCGTCAGATGAACGAAGGCTGGTACCAGATACGTATTGCCGGTTATGACACGGCACCGGAGGCGGTGTACGCCCGTCTTCACGAACAGCTGGGTGAGGGAACGGTCATCCATATTGTGCCGCGACTGGCCGGGGCCGGAAAGGGTGGACTGCAGATTGTGCTGGGGGCGGCAGCCATCGTGGGCTCTTTCTTCACTGCCGGGGCATCAATGGCGTTATGGGGTTCAGCCCTGGCAGCCGGTGGTTTTTCTGCCACCACGATGCTGTTTTCACTTGGAGCCAGCATGATTCTGGGCGGTGTGGCCCAGATGCTGGCCCCGAAGGCAAAAACACCGGATTACCGCGCAACGGATAACGGCAGACAGAACACGTACTTTTCCTCGCTGGATAACATGATTGCCCAGGGGAACCCGATGCCGGTGCCTTACGGGGAAATGCTGGTTGGCTCCCGCCGTATATCCCAGGACATCAGCACCCGTGATGAAGGCGGGGGCGGAACGGTCGTGGTTGTCGGGCGACAGGGATAAAACATAAAAAAATCCCGCAGTGATCGCGGAGCTGCGGGGACAGACAAATGAAGATCAATGTTAAGGAGTTGTTTTTGTTACTCGGGCAAAAAAACACTAACGCAGCGAAATTATAAGCGCCACAGTCAGTGTGTGAAAATGTGAAGATATTCAGAATTTTTATGCCATTACCGGTTTTAACCAACAGGATTATCGGTGGGCATGAAAGAAAACCCCGGTATCTGCTGATACCGGGGTTTCTCTTTAGCATGGCAGAAATGTGTTTCATGCTTTTCGGGCGAAGGATATCCGACTTCTGTACGGAATGGCAAGTGGCGGTTAATTTATTCAGGGGAAGGCTGTATGGGAAAAGGTGGCGGTAAGGCACACACGCCTCGTGAGGCGAAGGATAATCTCAAATCCACGCAGATGATGAGTGTGATTGATGCGATTGGTGAGGGACCGATAGAAGGTCCGGTGAAGGGACTGCAGAGTATTCTGGTGAACAAAACCCCACTGACGGACACGGACGGCAATCCCGTGATACACGGTGTGACCGCGGTCTGGCGTGCCGGGGAGCAGGAGCAGACACCACCGGAAGGCTTTGAGTCCTCCGGAGCTGAAACCGGACTGGGCGTGGAAGTGACGAAGGCAAAACCGGTGACGCGCACCATTACGTCCGCGAACATTGACCGCCTGCGGGTCACCTTCGGGGTGCAGTCACTGTTGGAGACCACCTCAAAGGGCGACCGTAATCACTCTTCTGTCCGACTGCTGATTCAGTTGCAGCGTAACGGTAACTGGGTGACGGAAAAGGATGTCACCATTAACGGCAAGACCACCTCACAGTACCTGGCGTCGGTGATTCTGGAGAATCTGCCTCCCCGCCCCTTTAACATCCGGATGGTCAGGGAGACGGCGGACAGCACCACGGACCAGCTGCAGAATAAGACGCTCTGGTCGTCATACACCGAAATCATCGATGTGAAACAGTGCTACCCGAACACGGCGATTGTGGGGCTGCAGGTGGATGCGGAGCAGTTTGGCGGTCAGCAGATGACGGTGAACTACCATATCCGCGGTCGCATCATCCAGGTACCGTCAAACTATGACCCGGAAAAAC